AACACGGCCATTCTAACTTTAAACATTGTGTAGAGTTAGACCCCAAAAACGAAAAAAACGCCCCGAAAGGCGTTTTCTTGACCGTTTGGTAAAACCTTGCAAAGACCTCCAATTATGGCGTGATAGTCACCCATGCCGTCACTGGTTTGCCCCGATGTTTGCGCCCTTTGCTGACTTCATCTACCATCCCTCTGGACCGCATCTTTTCCAAAATCGGCAAAATCGCGGCGGGCTTCATGCGGATCCTGTTGGCCAAAACCGCAATCGTGCAGCCCTTTTCCGGGTCAATAAACGACATCAACCGCGCCGCAATAGACTCCTCCGGCCTATCCTTGGCGTTGTCATTTGCAAAAACCAAAGCAATCTTTGCGTCAATTTCATGCCGCACATATGCGAAAGTCCAGCGCACATGATCTGCGGTTCTGACCCCGCCATGAATGCCCAGAATGAAGCTGATCTTTGCAATCATTTCATACGATCTGCGGATCATTGCAACGCTCGCCTCGCCAGTATGCTCGCCCATATCTTCGGCGTATGAATGCAGCCAAGACGCCACGTCCAGCAGCATTTTGTCGGCTTCCGGCGTGCTTTCCACTTTTACCATTTCGCCATCATATTCAATCCGCGCCCCGGCTCGATCCATCACATTAAAAGATCCGCCTTTGTATAGCGCGGCAAGTTGCATCTGCATTCCGTCGGACAATGGCGCGCGCTTGAACCCAACCCGCGCCGCTGGATTGATATCCTTTTCGGTGACAATGATCGAGCGCCCGACAAAGCCCTGCGTTGCCGTTTCGCCGTCCATGATGCCGTCAAACGTGCTTGGCGTTGTAAAGCCCACCAGCGACAAAAAAGGCCGCTCCAGCCCGTTGTCGATCATTCCTAACATACGCTCGGCGCGGGCGATTGTTTGCGCGTCGCCGTCGTCCTTTGCCCGCCCTAGCGCGCCCATGTATATCTTGCGCAACTCGCGCTTGATGTCGCCGCCAAGCAATAGGTGCGTGCTGGCCTTGGAATAGGCTGACATAATCGCGCCAAAGACGCCTTCAAGATATGCCGCGCCGCCCTTCTTTTGCGCGTTGCGGATCTTGCCGAGCAAAATCCCGACTTCATCGACCAGATAAAACGCGGGCTGATGCTCGATCAGGTTTCGCATGATCTCCTGTTCTGACTTGATCGCGCCTTGCATGGCACCCGCCAAACCCGCCGCGCGGTGCAATTCCGCCATTGCCTGCTGGACTGCCTCTTTGCCCGTTGCCGATGCCGCAACGCAAAAGGCCATCATGTTGGCAGTGACGCCATCGCGGGCGTCGATGTGACGCAATCCGCCGATGTTGCCCACCGATACAATGGCGGTCGCAACGGCCAGGTTGCGGCGCTTGTAACGGCATTGCCCGTCGATCCAGTCGGCCACCTCGCCCACGAAACCCGGCGGGCGTTGCAGGTCGATGCCGTCAATTGAGAACGGCAAAACGGGGCCGGGGCGTTCGGGCTTGTCCGGCGGCGGGGCTTTATATTCGCTGCCAAAGTCGTTGTTTTCAAAATCCGCAAAGTCGCTTGCGTCAAAATCACCATCATTCATTCTTGATTTTCCTTTTTTGATGCCCACGCGATAAAGGCGACCTGATCGGCATGTGCCATGCCCATAAATAGCTTGGCAACCAGTCGCTTGCGGGTTTTGCTGTGCATTTCGGTTTCGGCCAGGCGCGTTGATATGGCGTAGAGGTATGCCTCCAATTCAATCGTTGTGGCAAGGGATGCCCACCAATGCGCGTCGTCGTCGGTTTCAGTTATGACGGGCAACGGGCAACCCGCGCGGCCATCCTCGACAACGGCGCAGATGATTTCAAACGCGGCGGATGGGCATTTTTTGATTGCCCGTTCAATCGCCGCTGACATCTTGACGATGGCCGATGCCACGGGGGGCGGTTTTTCTGTCATGGGTTTTTCTCCGATGTTACATCAAGCCGCTTGGCGCGGGTGGCCCTTATTTCGTCAATATCCACGTTTTATCCATTTCCGTGCGTGCGTCGTGAAGTTGCTTGTATGCCGCGCAAAGGCGCTTGACAAGCAATTTCGTTGCGCTTAACAAGGCAAAGCGGGGTTTAGAGCGTGACCCGCCACGCATTGCCCAAGGGGCAGAAGGAGAGAAAACAATGGGTCTTTTAGACACCATCGAAACGCCGCAGGATCGGCCTGTATTGGTCACGATTTGCGCAGATAGCGGCATGGGCAAAACAAGCCTTGCGGCAACATTCCCGAAACCGATTTTCATTCGCGCCGAGGACGGGATGCAATCCATCCCGCGCGAAAGACGGCCAGATGCCTTTCCGATGATTACCGGATCGGCAATGCTTTGGGATCAACTCAAGGCATTGATCCACGACGAACACGACTATAAAACGCTTGTCATTGATAGCGTCACGGCGCTTGAACGGATCTTTTTGGCTGATGTTTTGGCGCAAGATCCAAAGGCCAAGAGCATCAACCAAGCGCTCGGAGGTTATGGCGCTGGCACGTCGGCGATTGCGGCGATGCACCAACGCGTGCGCAAGGCGGCTGGATTGCTCAACACAAAGCGCGGGATGCACGTTGTATTTATTGCCCACGCCGATGTTGAAACAATGCGCCTGCCCGACAGTGACGACTATATGCGCTATTCGTTGCGACTGCCTGACAAGTCTTTGCCGCCATATGTCGATGACGTGGACGTGGTAGGGTTTCTCAAGCTGGAAACATTCACCAAGGGCGACGAAGGCGAGCGCAAAAAGGCGTTTAGCACGGGCGACCGCCAATTGATCGTCCACGCTTGCGCGGCGAATGTATCCAAAAACCGCTTTGGCATCACGGATCCGCTGGAATTTGTGCCGGGCGTCAATCCATTGGCGGCGGTCATTCCTGCGCTTGGCGGGGCTGATATTGTGGCTGGCGAAAGCTGGCTTGCGACAAGTGACGAAACAACAACAGAAACCGAAGGAGAGTAAAATGGCATTTTGGGATTTATCAGAAGGCGGCAGCGCGATTGATGATGGCGCGAAGGAATTTGACGGCGGTGGCGGTAACTTTGATCCGATTCCCGACGGGTCAAACGTGCTGGCAATCATCGACAGCGTTGTATGGGCAAATACGCAACAGGACGGCAGCGGCGCGGAACACGTCAAGGCAACGTGGTCGATTGTGTCGCCTGACGAATACGCGAACCGCAAGATTTTCCACAAGATCTGGGTCACTGATTTTGACCCCGGCGTGAAGGATCAGGAAAAGGCGATGAAGAAGCGCGACAAGGCGCGCAAGATGCTGGCTGCGATTGATGCTAACGCTGGCGGCAAGTTGAGCCAAAAGCAAGGCAAGCCAAGTGATGATGAATTGGCGCTGCACTTGTGCAATAAGCCGATGATCATCACGGCGCGCGTTTGGGAAGTCGAGGATCGGCAAACTGGCGGCGTTATTTCAGGGAATTGGGTGAGCGCTGTTGCGCCAAAATCCAAGGGCATTGATGTCAAGGCGGCGGCACCTTCAAAGCCAAAGCCTGCGCAAAGCGGCGGTGGATCTGGTCGGCGTGATATGGACGATGAAATTCCATTTTGATCTGACAAACTAAGACGCGCGGGGCGAAGGTGGCGACCGATTAGCTTGAGCATTCAAGCCGCCCCGCGCAAGTTTTCCGAAACATGAAACCGAAGGATAGACGGAAATGGAACAACGGACAAGTGAATGGTTTGACGCGCGCAAAAATCGGATTACGGCGTCGAGTGTTGGCGCAATCTTGGGGCTGGCACCGTATGCCACGCGGGCGGATGTAATGCGCCGCATGGTGCGGGAAGCCTTGGGCGCGGCAAACGAGTTTGATGGCAATATTGCGACCAAATACGGCGTCAACAATGAATCCTGGGCGTTGATCGAGTTTGAAATGGAAACGGGTCATACGGTAAGGCCCGTTGGCTTTGTCACCCGCGAGGACTGGGACGGGTGCAGCCCTGACGGATTGATCGGCAATTGTGTCGGACTTGAAATTAAATGCCCGTTTAGCTTGCGGAAAGAGGAAAAACCGCAATTCA